ACCTAAGAATTTCGCTTATTGCACTCGTGCGGCGAACCATTTACAATGGGGGATCATGCTTGGGCATATTATTATTTATTAACAAATGCTAATAAAAACTATAATATTATTTGAGAGATCAAGACTTTTCAGTCGTAAAATCCATCAAAATAACGCCATTCCACTAATGAGTGGAACTTTCCTTTTTCACTCGTCATCAATTAGATGTAAAACTGAAGTAGCTTCAACCAAATTGGGAGTTACGAGAAACAAAAAAGTTACTATTTCAACGGGCGCCTTAAAAAATAAGGTTTACCCTATTAAAGAAATAGCGGAAAAGCATAAGGAGGCATACATTCCAAAACCTCCGATCCAATTCAACATTATGGTTAATCAGCTTACAGCCAAATATGGTTACTGCTGCGATGATGCCATAGGAGAATTAGTTCGGTTCCATAACGAGCTAATTAAAAATCATCAAGTTGTGGAGGGAACTTCCCAATTCAATCGTATACGATCGTATGCGATTGCTCTCTTAGAAAATCAGAATCCTGATAGTCTAAGTTGGGTATCTGTTGGTAAAAAAGACAGGTGGCCGTCAAAACTAAAATCGTTAAGACCCCTATTTGAGCGAGTACGTGACGAAGGTTGTTCTACTTCTGACCAAGTTATCCGTTCTATTTTATATCTTAACAGACTTTGTTCAGGTAATAAAATCCCAAATTTCTCTGAGATTCAGAAGGAATTTTGCGTATCAAAGAAATTCTTAAGAAAGTACAAACGTTATGCATACGCTAACGTGGAACCCTTCGACGGTCTTTTACAAACTGAACCATCTTATCGAGTAACTTCTTCTGGTCCCAATGGGAAGCCGAAATGGCAAACCGCTGATCTAGAAGCGTACGTTCTTATGAAATCTAAATTACATGATGATTTCAAGAGTTTATGTGATGCAACAAAAAATGAAGGTCTTTACGATTACTTCAAAGAAAGGGCATCAAAAGTTAGTAGGGTTAAACGGGGTAAGCTAAGGAAGATCATAGCCATTCCCGATATTGGTAATAAGTGTCGTCTAGTTGCAGTTTCTGACTATTGGACACAAATACTTCTCGAACCTATTATGAAGGATGTTAAAGTTAACACCGAGCAAATGTTCGGAGACATCTCCTACTCAACTGATCACGCAAAGGGCTTTGTTTCCTTGAAAAAGTGGATAAGGCCTGGGATTAAATCATATGACATCACGTCTTGGACGGATGCATTCCCTGCGTCATTACAAAAAATCTATATGGAAGCCAGATATGGTTCCTCTATAGCAAACTCTTGGTACAATCTCGTCGTGAACTGCGAATGGGAATCAAGATATTCTTTAAAACCTGTTAAATATAACAGGGGCCAAGGAATGGGTACCGCGGGTTCATTTGATATCGCTACGATCACTGACTTATTGTTATTACAAATGGTCTACGCAGATAAATATAAAATGAAACTTCATCCTTCCAACCTAGGTAAGGTTGGTGATGATCTCTGGTGTTATGATCCGGAATCACATATATATAATACTTATACTAAACAATGTGGTATAGATATTAATTTAAGTAAGACAAAGTCATGCACAGATGTTAATACTGTTGGTGAATTTGTTTCGCGTTCTATTAATAATGGTGTAGATGTTAGTAGAATTTCTGCCAATATCTGCAGAGCAGTTAAAAAGAATATCTTAGATATTCCTCAACTCTCAGCGCACTTAGAAGAAAGGAATTTTACCTCCTTTATTCCCATAAATAAAATGTTAAGTGCTTCCAAAATTAAAGGTAAACATAGAATAGCAGTATTGCGAACTCTATGCATTTTGTCGATTTTGTATAAGAAAGATCCTGGTATGAAATTATTAGAGTATTCTCTAAGAAAATCAGAGCCAG